AACTGTATAAACTTAATACATAACTTTCACCAGTAGCGATGTTCATAGTTCGGGGGCTATTCGTTAGGAACTCGCCAAAGCCTACGCCAGCCGTTATGACCTTATTAGGCAAACCTGCTGCGTTGTAAGTTTGTCGGGCTGCATTGATAACTATTTTGCCGCCCGTATTACCGCCCAAACTGTTGCCAACTATAAGTACTCCATTGCTGTTTAGTAATTCGTAAAACGCATAAGTTAACAAATTAAAGTAGCTGTTAGGTGCGGTGTATTGCCTTGCTGCAATCGCTGGCGTTTGAATGTCGTAGCTTACATTGTCACGGTAAAACTCCTGCAAATCAAACTCAAATACGGCTGTGCCTGCTATGCTTGGTTGTACTTGCAAAGTAATAATTGATGCAACTGAATTACCGTTAACGCCTTGAAACTCGCCAACCATTTTTTTTACGTTGCCGTTGTTGCTGGATACAGTCCATACCGCATTCGTAAATGACTCCAACGGTGTAGCTTGTTGACCTAGTAGTGTTATTGCCATTATCCTAACTTATTAAACATTTCGTTAAAATGGTTCTTTATGTCTTTATCAAGTGCTGCCGTTACCATCTCATCTATCTGCCGTTCTATTTGCTCAATTGCAAACTCAATTATATTGGTAGCTGGTATGCCCCGTTTAAATATCGCTTCACGAATTGCCCACGCTGCCGACTTTACTTTCTTATCGTCACTCTCTAATCCTTTAATCTTTACCCACTCAATTAGTGCCTTTAGAAACGAACCATCGCCACCACTTGGATAACCAGCCTTGCGCCCGTCACTTACGTTGTTGATGTACCTATCTGCCAACAAATCCACTTTGTAGCTGTTTTCGGTTCGGCTTATCACATACTCAACACTATCTCGTAATTGTCCGCTTGCTACTTTCTTTTTAGCGACTATTTCCGCTATCAAGACGTTAGCCATGAATTGCCCTACTATCTCTAGTTCCGTTTGAAGTTCTTTAAACTCCATAGTTGAATACCCCGTTTACGCACGCATCGGTAAATACTTCTATTTGTAGCGGAAACTGCAACCTCAATAGCCTATCGTTGCCGTAATTAAACACAAAGTCGCCACCCGTTGCGGTATCGTTTACAATCCTTATACGGGCATTGGTTTTGAACCTACTTCGTATTTCGGTTAGGTACTGCTCCGCAATGCTCAATAGGTTTTCCTGCTCGGTTTGGTCAGTATTTAGGGCTTCAACATCTCTATGAAACAACTGAAAAAATTGGAACTGCATAGAGTACACCCTGCGACCTTTTATAAAGTCCATTGTATTTACGTTTAGGTTGCGGTCAACTAGTAAACGTGGGTATAACTTTTCACCTTGTGTGTTAATCTCGGAACGGTTGCCGTATGTAAAGCCTTGAAGCCCTGCCATTGCATCGGCTGTGGTTTGGAGTATGTCAATAACATCAATGAGGGTCGCCATGTTACAAATATAGTTATTTTAGACTTACCAAACAATAGTTTTAGAGTAGCCTAAATTTATTTTTAGGCAAAGAAAAACCCAACCTTACGGGGCTGGGCTTTCAATGTTTTAAGCAAATAAATTAGGCAATGATATACTTTAGTGTACTAAGCCCGATTTTAACGGGTTGTTTGGTTGCTTTTCTTTTTGGCCGTGCTAAAGTCGCTAGGGCTTTGTGCCATCTTTTCTATGGCTTTACCAAAGTTTACATCTTCGCCAGTGTCGTATTTTTCGGCCAGTTCTGAATCGGATAAGCCCTTTGTCTCTTTCTTGTAGCTTTTGGGCTTAATATCCATTACATCCACTTCCAGTGACGATGAGTAAGGCAATGATTTGATGTAGTTCTCCATAAAATTAAAGTCGGGTTTGCCGTTTAAAGAAGGCAGGCTAATGCAAGATTCGGACATTCTATCTTTATGCCATTTTCGCCCATAATTAAAGCGATAGCGTTCTTTTTCTATAACTGTTGCAATAAAAAGTGCACTAAAGACATTCATCTCAAACTTTGGGTACAATACGTTAACATCATCTGATGCCCAAAACGGTACTGGTTGGTAAAATGCTTCCGCTACCGAGCCATTATAGTTAACGCTAATGGTATTACCGTCATGTATCGGTAATTGCCCTATAAAATCTCTCCAACCGTTGTTTGAATCAATGGCTGCAACAAAAGGGGTATTACCCACTTCAAAATGTTCCTTGGTTAAACGTTTGCCTTTCTTTATTTCAAAAAAGTCTTTAATCCTAAACGATGTAAATTCACATTTTTCAAGAAACAAAGGCCGACCCATACAAGATGAATCTGGCACGTTTGTAGCGTTAATGCCTACAAGCCCAATTTCGATAGGCATTTTATCAGGAACTAATAAATCCTTTAGAGTTCGATTAGCCTGCCTGCCGTAATTATACTTGTATTTGTTTGCCCTAATACAATAGCAATAAAAGAGTAACTCCAAATCAGTCATTTGTTGTAATGGGGTCAGAACAAATACATGAAATCCAGTGTAGTATGGTTTTGGTTGCAAAAAAGAAGAAAGTACCGAGCCACCTAAAGCTACAGATATTGTTTTTGCTGGGTTTTCGGCAAACAAATCACTTCTTTTAACAATTGCCGCTATGCCATTATTCTTTTCCGTCCTAGATACGTAGTTAATGGCATCCTCATTATCAGCAGGGCATTGCTCTAGGTTTATTAACTCTAGGCTGTTGCCATACTGAATGCGGAACAAGGTATGTAGTGGTACTAACTTCATGTTACTTCAAATATAATTCAGTAAACAACACATACTCTTTTATCGTTTTGATAAAATCATCTTTTGATAGATTGGAATAGTCAGTTTCCATATATGCCTCCGCACACCACTCATCGGCAGCCGTTACCCTTTTAGTGACAGAAAGCCCAGCTATATTTTTGCGGTTAACATAACTGTCAACCCATTGCGCCCTTATTGATTCCCATTTATCATAGGCATCAACCCTGCCTTTATGCTTCCGCTTTTCAAAACCATCGATTTTCCAGTACCCAAAATATGTTTCCTTATTAGGTGGATGAGGCACGTGTGCCCTTAGTACAATGATTGCTGTCACAACGCCATTGTCGGTATTGTAGAACAAATCGTCTGGCATGGACATAACGGCCTCTAAAGTGTGCTTTTCCAAAAGCTGCCGCTTTAATTCAAGGGTCTGTTTCTTTGCCGATAATACCCTCTCCATCGGTATAATTGCCACACAAAGCCCGTTTCTCTGTAAACATTCCATGTTGTTGAGCACAAACACAAACTCGTTTATTCCGTTAACCTTGTCATTAGGGTACGGTGGGTTGAGCATACCAACCGTAGGCGCAAACTCCTTTATAGTTTCTACTACTTCGGGTTTTAGGCAATCCTCGTGGATAATGTTTGATTTGCCGTCTTTATGTATGTACATATTCGTGGCGGCCAATGCGTAAATGTGAGATTGGTACTCCACACCGATAAGCTGGTGCTCTTTGATATGCTTTATTTTTGTTTCGTCACCCTTGGCATCTATCACCATAGCACGCATTGCGCTGATTAGAAATCCAGCCGTGCCCGTACAGTTATCATAAACCACGCTATCCTTGTCCACAAATGCCAAATCACAGAAAAGTTGTGTTATGTGGGGAGGTGTAAGCACTATTCCTAAACTAGAATCAGCATTCGCATAACTTAAAAACTCTACGTAAAGCTGCCCCAAAACATCAATATACTTGTATGTCTGTAAGTAGCCGTTAACATTCTTGTCTATATCGTCAATAAGTTCCGCAAGTATGTTTTGCTCTGTATCGGGGTTCTTTTTTAACGATAAAGTGGCATCCGACCTAATGAAGCTAAATTGATTGTTTAGGTTCTCAACTTTCTTTTGGGGCAATGACTTTTTTAGTTCCAAAACAACCGTATCAACCAACCTGTCAGCTAAATCCTGCGGCTCTTCAATCTCGTTATAAGACTTGTAAAAAGCCTTGTTGTCCAAGGCAATAAGTACACTGCTTAAAAACAATCCTCTTTGACTTGCTAATACCTTGTGGCTTTCTAGTTTGTTGTTCAATTTCCTAGAATAGTCAATTAAGGCATAATAATCTTGGCGGTGCTTTTGCGGGCTACCTAAGTAACTTTTTAGATAGCTTTCATAATCCAGCAACTTGTTCCCATAATCCATTTCAGTGGCCTTCGGCTCACCGTTTAGTTGCAAATAATGAGAAACCCTCAACTCTCTTTCCGTTTGTCCGCTAACGGCTATTGCTAAGACATCATATTCCTTTGAAAGAAACGAGGCATAAAGAATAGCACCGTCAACGGCAAAATCGGCATACCTATCAAGCGTTTTGCTTTGGTGCTTCGTTGCTTCGGCCTTACATTCAACAACAATCAAAAAATCGGGGCACTCCTTAAACGAAATGATAAATTCGGGATACCCCCTGCCACCACCTTTTTTGGAAGCATACTTTAATAGCTTGGCTATTTTTGGTATATCCGACATCTGTTTCTCTACGTGCACCTTTTTATAGGTGTTCGTGGCAAGGAACGCTGATACCAAATCTTCTGTTTTCCTTTCGTTAGCACGCATCGTAGGCTATTTTGCTTGTTAGCTTTTTGTAAGTCAATTTGGTTGAGTTCAACAATGAATAATCGAAACGCTCGTTAACGCTTTCTTTTCGTGCATTATATCTAAAGGCGAACTCGTCACAATACCTCGTTAGGTGTTTCGGGCTTACGTGGTGGTAGATACCGTAGATACCCCTTTTAAGGTGCGACCAAAAGTTCTCTATACCGTTATTGTGAAAGCCACCCCTAACATACTCATTTTCCTTGTGGTTTAGAACAACGTGGCTGTGGGTAGTAGCCAATCCCTTGTAAGCAACCCATTCATCGGTGATTATTATCGCACCCTCTGCAACCATCCTTTTTATTATCGGCTTGATGGTGCTGGCCTTGGTATCGGTAATAACGGCAGTCCTTACCTTGCCACCCGATTGCAACAATCCAAACACGGGCGTTTTATCCTTTACGCTACGCCCTTGGCTTTCAACAACCTTTTTGTCCGCATGGCGGTTTTTGTGCTTGCCACCGATAAATGTTTCATCGGCTTGAAAACATCCGTCCTGTTTAATATCTGCATCTTTGGGACTGAACGCTTGCCTAATCCTACTCAACATAAACCAAGCTGTTTTTTGTGTCACGCCAAGGTCGCTTGCCAACTGATGCGAACTGATACCCTTTTTGTGCAGCGAAAATATATAGATTGCGATAAACCATTTACGCAAAGGTACGTGAGAACCCTCGAACATCGTACCTATGGTTACGGTGTAACGTTGTTTGCAATCCCCACATTTGTACATTCCTTTGAACACGCCTTTTGTTTTTAGTGTGTATGCTTTGGTGCATTTGCAATATGTGCAAGTTGGCGTTCCGTTCCAAATCTTTTGTTCAAGATAACTTCTGCAAGCGGCATCGTCTGGCAGTGCTGCAAGCATGGTGGTCAAGGAGTTGAACTTTGCGATATTTTGTGTAGCTTCCATTGGTAGTAGCTTTGTGGTTTGCTACTAAAATATACAACTAATTTTTGGTACAACCAAATATATTATTGCCATAAATTATTCGTTTCCACTATGCTATACTGTGGCATAAACGGGTGCGGTTGCCCTAACTGCCAATCGTCTATCTCTTTTAGCCGTTTATCCATGTCCTTTATATTGCCCCGTGCGCTGCTGTTTCGTAGCTTCATTGCTATGTCATTCCTAACGTAACTCATGTGGTGCATCAGTATCGGTACTTCCTTGCACCTACCTTGTGGGCTTGTACCTCTAGTCGGGTCTACGTATATTCCAAAACCCCCAATATTGCACGATGTGATTTTGCAAATAAACGGCACAAAGTAGTTTTCTAAAGGCTCTAATCGGTAATTAGGCTGTTTGAAGTACGTAACCAATTTACAATAGCTAGTGTCTAGATTGTGCTCTAATACAAACGCTTTGCCAGCTTCAAAGTCACTAGGTACGTAATACTCATCGGTATCAATGTGCAGGAAATGCGTACAACCTAAGTCCTTTGCAACCATGCTACCTTTAAACCGCTTGGCTATCTCGTTATGCGTACCGCCTTTCTGTATGTCGGGGGTGTAGTAGCTATGCGTTACCTTTGAGTACTTAGCCGATAACGCTTGAACGCAAATAGATGTATCGGGGTTTAGTTCGCCAAAGTTGCTACGGTCTTGCCACACTAAAATAATGTGGTCAACAAACGGATAAATTAGGCTTATAGACTTATCTAAGTGCTCTAATCCGTCCCATACGTTGTAAACTGCTGCTAGTTTCATTCTTTAGGTATATTTTTATAATCACCATACGGTAAATGCCGTTCCCCTTGTGCTGCATAAATTACTTTCAGTTCAGCACATAAGGCATCTTGCTCTTTAAGTATTTCGCCTAACCTTTTTCGTATTTCGGTTTCTCTATCCATATTATTTCTTTGAGGGTCTGCCACGTTTTTTAGGTGCTGGTGTTTCGGTTTGTTGTTTATCTCTATTAGTGCTTTCAAACGGCAAAGTGTAAAAGTCACTTTCGCTTGGAAACACATCGCTAATCTTACGCAATACCCCGTACACGTTCCAGCCATCGGTTACGTTACCCATTGCAGCATGTTCGCCAACTTCAATTAGTTCATATCCTGCGACCTTGCAAAGTTCGGCATAAAATTCTTTTGTAAGGTAGTGGAAACCATGCCCGTGCCAGTTGTTTACCTTTGGGTTTTCGCTTATAATCAAGCCGCCAATCTTACACCCGTTGTGCTTGTTCAACCAACAATTGTAATAATTGCTAACGTGTTCGCTAGTACCGAAATCGGTAACAATGTCGCACGGCTCTAAATTCAAGATAGTTGACAAATCTACTATCTCGCTATCGTATTCCCCGTTTGCATCAAGGCTATAATGTTCAAATCCTTGTTTAGTGTAGTAGTCTTTAGCTACTCCCATTGGCTCACAATCGAAGTAGGTGTTTTGGCTACCTAATTCGAGCATTGTTTTAGCGTTGCCTTTGTGCTTTTGCACTAAATTGTTTGAGTGTGTAGTTACTCCCATAAATTAAATTGATAACAGGCATACGTCAGCACCCCTGTCTAGTTTGATTAACTGATTGTTATACTCGAATTCAAGCCCTACCATAAAGTAGTACATAAAAAAGGTTTCATGCCCTTGCAAGATAGCTATATTATTCCTGTTTATCAATAGGCTTGCAACCGTTTGGTCGTGCCTATGGTCGTCCCAACTGCCAACAAAAGAACCGTTTAAAGCACCTTCGTAATACTGGTCAATAAAGTCTTTAGCCTTATCTCGGTTAAGTCCCATAACACAAGCCATAATCATAGGGGCTTGCAGTTCCATTTCGGTTATGCTGTAAATTGATTTGCAGCTATCGTTACAGTACGAACCAATGGCATAGGTGTAGTTGTCAAAGAATGCATACCCCGTGTCTTGTATGTGCTCAAATAGCTTATCTAAAGGGGCTACGCATTGCACCACGCTATCTAACCAAAGGATATTATCGTACCCCTCATCAAATGCCTTTTTAATGGCATAGGCTTTGAACGCATACGGGTTATCTTTGTGGTTTGGGCAACCTAGTTGCTTTTCGCTGGTGTAGCAAATATATTCGCCTGTATAGCCTTTAGCGATTAGGCTTTGCTTTTGCGCTTTAGCGGCTGCTATGTATCGGGGGTTGCCTTTAGCAAATGTTACTATTACGTTTCTCATATCGCTGCAAAAATTAGGTTTTCTCCGTTGCGGTGTATTTCGGTTAATTCGTAGCCAGCGCAATACTCAATATACTTTTTGGGGTCAATTCCGTTGTACTCTACGCATACGCATTTTACATCGGTAAGGTCTATTTGGCTCAACACTTCAAAATCCATGCCCTCAATATCAATATTGATAAAGTCAAACGTGCGCCCGTTCATTATGCTCTTAACCGTATCGCAAGGCACTTGCACCTCTGTAAATTGTTCGTTAATCCATCGCTGTTTCTCGCTTTCGATTATCGTACTGACTAAGCTAACATCTTCACCGCCTAAATGCGTGCCGCTTTCATAAAACGTAATAAAGCCCTTGTACGGGGCTATCGCTACATTAACTACTTCTACCCTGTCATTGTCTTTATAAAGCGTTTGCGCTAGGCTTGCAGCGGTTTCGCTGGCATCTACTAACATACCACTCCAGCCGTTTAAAGCAATAGCACGGGTGTTGCTAAATGTTGCCCCATCATTGCAGCCTAAATCTAAAAACGTACCGATGTAGTGTTCGCCAAAGTAGTCTAATATTACTTGCTGCTCGTTGTTTTGTGAATACCTCATTTGCCTTGTGTGCTTATTGCTGCTTGAAAATCGTAATGGTACATATCTTTGTTAATATACACCTCTGTTTTAAGTAACGGGCGTAGCCTGTTTGAATAGTCCGCATCTTCACCGCTATTAATACCCCTCGGAAACTTAACCCTTAAAGCGAGTTCCCGTTTAACAGGGCAAAGGTGGTTTATAGTCCGATAATACACCCCGTTCAATTCGTACCAACTGTCAAACGTATTACTAATCTTAAAGTTGTGGCGGTCTTTGCCATTGGTCGTCATGTAACCGTCAAAGCCCACGCAATCGGGTTTACTTTCAATAGCCTTTAGTAGTTCACTAACGTAGTAACTCGGCACTAGGTCGTCATCGTCTATAAATACTATGTAGTCGCCTTTAGCCTTGTCTAGTAACTCGTTGCGCTTATCGCTTATTTTCTTTTGGCGGTTGTCAATCGAAACTAACACCTCCGCATTAATATCGCTTTGCATATCTAGTGTAGCCAATAACCTAGCTAACAAGTGGCTACGGCTTTCGATTGAGCATATTAAAATTGATAGCTTCATAGCCCGTAATTATTTAACCTCCGTTTGGTGTGTAGCGTTTGCCCTTGTGTCCACATACCATTAGAACGGTTGTAAGTGTTATCGCTTTGCCCTTGTAGTTCCTTTGTCGGGTTACTAGGGTGCAAGTGTGGGAACTTTAAATCGGGTGCAAATACTAAACCGTTTATTATCCTCGCTACATGGTACAAGTCCTCATCGCAAAACATTGATTTGTATTCGGGGTGGAAGAAATACCCAAACCGATTGTAAAACGCTTTAGTCATTATCGGTATGGTTAACACGGCTACGCCCATCGGTTGCAAACAGTCGTCAACCTTTAGTATTTGCTCTAGGTTAATATCCATTTTATCCGCTATCAACCTATCCCAATGTTTCGGGCAATCAAAGTCGTCACTAAGGTAAATCAGTATATTGCCTGTGGCGTACTTAGCCGCTGCATTAGTCGCACCCACTACATACCCATCGCTTGTATTCTCACGTACTATGTGATGCGCCCCAAATAACCGTACATAGTCATCGTATCTCGGCTCGTCTAAGTCCAATGATAAAATATGTTCAATGGTTATCTTTGATGTACCGTTGTTGTGGGCTTCGCTTTTAGCTAGCCAATTAAGGTAGTTAGCGTGCGCCATTTCGGGGCGACTGCGGCTGGGGTGTATTAGGCTTATTCTCATGCAAATGCTTTTTTTACTTGACTATCTAATTTATCATTGCCAGTCATTAGCCAATCTATTCTTTCTTTCCAATGCTCCCATAAGTTCTGTATAAAATATTCAAACGTGGCAATTGGGTAGCTATTATTAATTATGCTAGTTGATATATTGCCAATAATCCTATTTGGTTTTTCAGCAAAGTATTTTACATTTGTTGGGCAAAACGGATAATCCATTAAATATTTACTTGTATCTATTCCCGAAATAAAACCACCGAATAACCCTGTTTTTACCGTTGGAGAATAATATGCAATATCGGTAAAGTTATGCAAGTATCTAGGCTTTGCAAGTGATAGCATATGAACTACATAAGCACCGTAAGCCGCTTGTTTAGTTTGCCAATCTTGTATGTCTAGTTTCATTTTACGGCTTTTAGTTGTTCGGTTGTCGGTACTTTCGCAGCGTTAACGTGCTCGTTAATCTCCCATATCCTTGCATACCATTCAGGCGTTTCACGTTGCGGCATTTCCTTTGTCAAGACCTCTAATACGCTTGCCTTATCAGTTTTTCGGTCTATACATACCCTTACTTTTTTCAGAACATCTAAGTAATGGTTTTTGCAAAACTCCATATATTGACCTAGCCACCACTCTTGTTGCGCCTTATCCTTCCTCATACTTTCAATGTAGTGCAGCTTTACCTGTATATTTGTTTCTAAGTCAAATATCTCAATACCTAGCTGCCAATATTCCACGCTATCGGGTTCGGCTTTATCTAGCGCCTTTTGCTTTGCTCCTTTATATCCTTCAATTAGGGATACATTTCGATGTTCACGGGCAAACCTATCTTGCCAGTCTTGTTCTAACTTGTCTTTATCGAACTCCATTGGGGGTTTCTTTTATGTGTTGAAATTATATCGGTTACTATCACGGGGGTTATGCCTGCTCTCATGCTGTCAAGGTGAAACCAACTATCGCTAAACTTACCTAACTGGTTTGGGTCATGCCTAAACTTTACCTTTTCGAGCAAGTTACGGCTAAACAGGCTACACCCTATTGATGGTACGCCTGTCTTTAGTTTGCCATCAAAAAACCCTATGCAGCTTTCGGGCGGTGGTACATCAAACCGCCTGTATGTGGCTTGGTTAATACCCATCAACTGAACGCCAACGGTGGTATTTAATCCTTCCTTCAAAAAGTATGGCACGTTAATGTTATCGGTACGGTAAACTAGTAGCCGTTCAATAGTGTCTTGTGGGCAAAAGTTATCACATTCCAAACTAAACAGATAATCAAACCCGTTGGTTAGTGCGTACTCTCTTATCAGTTCTTGTGATGCTGCGATATACGCTTCGGGTCTGCCTTTAGGTTCTACCCTGCGTACATCAAAACCCTTTATTGTCTTGTGCCATTTCGGGTCGTTGCTGTTATCCACTAGAATAATATGCAAGTTAGGATAGGTAAGTGTCCTAATGAACTTCAGCCACTCGTCAAGTACGTACGCCTTGCGCTGGTTTATTGGTGCTCCGAGTAGTATTTTGGGTATCATTAGTTTAATTGTGGGTCAAACGGGAACACCCCGTATCGTCTGTAATGTACTATCGCATTAAATTGAGCATACAACGTGGGGTAACAGTTCAATAATGCCTGCTGTATATCCGCTTCGTTGGCTTGCTCTATCGTCATAATCCAAATGGCTGTTCTTTATTAACCAATTCCGTTAATGCGATACACGCCTCATGCCTGCCTATTATTGCACGTTCAAAAATATTATGCCAATTTAAATGATACCACTTTTTTAATTGCAGTACATAAAACTGGTCTAATCCTGTTTGCTCTTTATTCACCCCAACAACGGGTTTAATCCTGTATTTAATCTTAAATATACTCATATCCTATCGGTTGCTTTTAGTGCGTTCTCGAATGCTCTATCTCTGAATCTGCCCCCGTTACGTGCGCCACGTTCCTTCAGCCGTGCCAGTCGTAATTGCGCAGCGGCTTCGGCTCTGTCTTCATACGGGTATGTTTGCCTGCCGTTTATTACATCAAGTTCGGTAATACCGTACTGGTATGTTTTGCTTTCAGGGTAATATCGGTCAACTATTTTCATGCTCAAATATAATTAATTATCTGCTACTTAACAACTTCACTCATGTAAATCTGCATCTTGTATTCAACTTTACTACTCATGCGCTTGTGCATTATGTACGCAAACACTTCATGCACGGGTAAAGATTTTACTATACTATCCTTGCTGATGTCGGGGCTTGCTTCCCTTAGTGTGGCATACCACCCGAACGGGGCTAACTTATCCTCGCCAGCCCGTTGACCTGCTGCTTTGTGTTTTGCCGTTCTGTAATCTCCGCTAGTCGGTTTGATAAATGTGTTGTATATCCACGCCCTAACCTCGCAAAAAAAAAGAACGCACTAGCCGCATCTCTCGCATCCATATCCAAAAACTCGTTTGCTTTTTCGGTAACGTGTCCCTCCCCTTCGTACAAGTAAGCTAACACCATTGGCATAGCCCTGTGAATGTGCGTAGTGTTATCCATTATCGTTAGGGCTTCGATGCAGTTTCCAAATTCGATATTTCCGTACGGTATTCTTTTTGCCCCCATGTCCATTAGCAATGGCTCACAAGCGGTGTAGGTTTTGCCGTTCACCTCAATAAAAGGTACTTCGTAAGGCTTTGGAAGGTATAACCCTTGTACGGCTATTTCAAGCATACCCACGACCTCTGTAACGGGTTTGGCTAGTAGTTCCGCTTCGGTCTTATCCGTGCAAACTAGTAGCACTTTATAAGCCTGTTTAGGGTAACTTACTAGCATATCCGTTCCTGTCATATCGTCTGTAATGTCAACACCTATCAAGGCATCCATTACTTGTATGTACTGTCGTAGTGTCATTAGTAGTATATTTGGTTTTTAGGTTGACCCATTAACCCCGTACAGGCGTAGCGTGCCGCATCTATGGTATGGTTGAACGCATCAATAGGCTTGTTTAATAAATTACCCATCTTATCGCTTGCCCATGTATAGTTTTTCAATTCCTTCATAATGTCGGGGCTTTGACAAAATACTAACGGATATTGTTTCATTAGTTGGATACCCAAATTAATGCTATCCGCACCCTTTACCGTTGGCTTGATGTTGAACCCTTGGCGGTATATTTCCTCAATTGATTTTGGCTCTGCACTATCAGCAAAGATAACGTCATTTCGTGTAACGCCCAAACCTCGCATCTTATCGCAAATGTCAGAGTTAGTCAACCCGTAACCGTATATTAGCTGCCTAACGTAAATTGCGCCCTCTGAATAGCGTATGTGTACTAAAGCCGTAGGGTCATTAGTAAAACCAAAATCAAGCCCGTAGGCTTCGCTTGTGAAGTGTTGCGGAAATTCGCCCGTTTCGTATTTGTCGAATATCTTACCTTGCTTACCGCTGCCCCACTCACCCAGTACAACTACCCTGTAATATTCGGGGTCGATTTCCAATAGGCTTTCCATTTTGCGGATATAGTCGGGGTGTAAGTTCCGTATATTGCAATGGTAGGTAGTATGGATAAACTCGCACTCTGAATAGTTGGTATCGTGAAACTTGGTTTTTAGCCAGCAGTCCTCATTCTCGGTATTATAGCTTAAAACAATCTTTAGCTTTTTGCCTTTGGTTGTTCTTAATGATAGGTCAAACTTATTAAAGTCTGTATAACTCACCTCATCGGCTTCCTCAACCCATGCGTAGTTGACCTCTGTAATTGATTTCATTTTAGCCGTTGCGCTGCCGCTACTTGCACGAAACCCTTTAGCGATTATCTTGTTGCCGTTTAGCTTGCATTCTATTTCCATTGTGTTTTCTCGAATGTGAAATAGGTGCTCCATGCCGCTACCATTTATAATATCTTTTAGCTGTTGGAACTGTGAACCTCGAATGTCGCTAAAATTGGCACGGGCTATAACGCAACGAAAATAGTCTTGTTCAACCATGTTGATTACAATATCCTGTGCAGCGGTGTAGCTTTTCGCACTGCCACGCCCTCCCCACAAGCAAACATAACGCTTATTGGTTGACTTTAGACTATTATACGCACGGTTAAAATTTAACTCCATTTAAACCAATTCAGTCTTTACAAAGGTAATGTTTGTTTTCTTATGGAAGTACCTATCTTTATTAGGGTTGTCTTTAAGGTAACTCGTTGCGCTGTGGTAGCTAACCCCGTGAGCCTTACACGCCTGTTTTAATGTCTTGTAGGCTAGGTAAAAGGTTTCGCCACGTACCGTTGTGATGGGTACTATTATTATCTTACCTTTCATTTATTATCATTTACACAACTAAACCCCGATAAGAATTGTGCCTTTATTCGGGTTTGCTCATATCAACGTGCTTAATTACTATCGTGTTGTCTATCTTATCACCTCCGCTGGTTACATCTACCTTGCTCATGCTTAGTGCGTTCCTTTCGTCTGTCGTGGCTATTAGCTTGTATAGGCTTAATTGCAATGCTGGCGCTTCGCTTTTGTACCACTTGCTACGCATACTCGTTTTTACTTCGATGCGGTTGCGTTCAAGTAGTTCGTCTATTTCCTTTCTATCGTTCGTTTCGTTCGCAAAATGTTCGTAAAAAGCTGTTTTGCCACACGGTATAAACGCAACAACATCCTCAATAAAGAATAGCTTGTGTTTCTCTATTGCGGCTAAAGCTTGTTTCTTTAGCGTTGCGGTGTTATATGCCATTACTTTTTATTTTGTCTAACCATTGCAATTTGATTTGATTAGCTATTTGTGCTGTCATTACTGGTGGTACACTCATGCCGATTAAATACTTTGGCTCGATGTTCTTAAAGTTGTAATCCATTGGATATGTTCCACATTGCTTTAATTCATTATTGGATAGCGCTTTTTTCTTTTCATAATGATACAATTCACTTCCACTTGCAAACCCCACTCGTTCAACTCATCGCTATTCCACTCGTTTGCCAGCAATTCCCAGTCCCATTCACCAAAGCCTACGTTATCCTTGATTATAAACTGCCGTTGTTCCTGCTCGGTCAATTCGCTGGCTTGCTTTACCCATGTATCGGGTATTTCCTCGTATTTAAGGTGTTGTAGGGCTTTTAAGCGCATATTGCCACCGAGTAGTACATTATCTTCGTTTACTACCATTGGGCGTAATTCAAGCATCTTTGGGAACTCCTTGATAGAGTTAACTAGCTTGTGGAACTTATCGTCTTTAATTACCCTCGGATTGCTTGGGTTTGGTTTTATTGTACTTAGCTTTATCATCTTGTTGTATTCGCTTGGTCTACCTGCTGGCATAATTACTTTTTAAACTCATTTCACTTATAATAAATTCTTCCGCAGTTGCGTATTCCCATTTTGTTTCCTTTGGTAATACTTCTACATACGCACTTTGCCCTGCAACAAGTATGCAGTTATCTTCGTTGTAATCATTCTTATGGTACACTATGCCGTTATACTTAACGTACGTACTACGAATTACTATTTCAGCAAAAGTATCTGACGCATCTTTAAGCATGGTTAGCTTATAAGATAAATAGCAGCATAGTAAAGCTAGTAATATAATAATGATTAACATGGCTTGACAAGTTCAATTTTCAAATCTTTTAAATCGCCACCGCCTTCGGTAAAATCATTCTCGGATTGCAATAAGTCTTGGTATGCGGCTCGATAGCTTTTGTGCGCTACTATCTGCAAAAAATCGCCATTACCTGTTTTATTGTAGTGCAATATAGCTTTAAACGCTTGTAATAAATCATCGGTAACAAACGTAAAGCCATTGTCGTTAGTTATTATCCATACTTGGTAATCGCTTATGCACATCCAATCAATAAAACTTAGCATAGTGGTTTTGCCGTACTCAATGCTTTGCCGTTTGTCATTTAGCTTGAAGTTTATTACGCTGTCAAATCGCATCTCAACATCTGAATACTTATCAATAAATCGGGCTAGTTTGTTGCTCATTGTCTTATGGTTTAGCTATTAGGTTATTGGTTTAGGTTTATACAAAGATACATTATTTATTCGTTATTTGGTTTATCTTCGGGGTTCTTTAAAAGTCTTTCTTGGGCTTTACCCCAATCACTTAACTTCAATAATCCAGCTTCACGGTTGCCGTTAATCTCACCTTCAATGTAAAGGTAATTGTCATTCGCTGCTGCGTGTTTTTGTTTATTGGCTACTAATTCAAATTTAGGAAATTTGCTAGTAACTTCATAAAGCAAACTTTCACACTCGTTTAAATCCGTTTGTAGCTTTTGTTTTTTAGCATAAATCCATTGATATTGGTCACGCCAATAATCACGGGCTTTAGATACGTTATCAAATTCCTTTGCTTTTACGGCTCTAAAGTACCTACCGATTAAAAAAGTAATTACAGGGGCTAGTATACCTATTGTTATTGTTAATGTGTTCATTGGTTAGTCTTTACGTAAATTTACTAATTAATACTCTAATTATCAACTATTTAGCTACTTATTTAGTAGCGTTTCCAGTTCTTTTACCCTAGCCTTTAGCTGGGCTATCTCGGCATCACGTTCAGCAAGTGCCGTTTCACGCATTTCATGTGCGTAGGCTTTGATAGCTTCAATGGCTTTGTCGTTTGCGCCTTGTACATCATAAATATTATAACGTTTAAGTTGTTTAATTATTTCCTCTGGTGTCATTGCTTTTGGTTTTAGTGTTTGACAAAACAAATCTATTCTTTTGAATTTACAAAACTTATTTTAAACTATTTTTAGGGTTTATTATACTTTTCCAATATTCTTTTCCTTGTTGGGTTTTACCCCAAACAAAACCGAAAATTATAAAGTCTTTTAGGCTTTCAAAATTACTTGCCGTTGTACGGGCTTGGATTAGGTCGGCTCGCATTCCTATCGGAAGTTTATTGAGCCAATAATTAAAAGGGTATATCACTTCCAATGTTTTCAAATTCCTCATCATTAGGTCGTCTTATTTTGGGCTCAATTATAGGTGTGGCAATCGGCTGTATTGATTGGAAATCGTCAACCTCTTTGTAAGTGGCGGTAACTTTGTCATGCGTAAAGTTCACCACGCCTTGTTGGCCGAGTATACCCTCAAATTTAACCTTCCAAATATGTACATCAACTATGCCAGTATCAAAGTTACGGTACACGGTTATACCCATGTCAGCCTTGTTGTAAAAGTGTGCGCTGTCTGAAACATTGTACCCTGTTGGCACTTTGTATGTACCGTTGTCGTTCTTTTGCATCTTGGTAGGGTGTGCCACTAGAAACACCGCACAATCTAGTTTGCTGTTAAATAGCTTCAGCTTGGTTAGGGCTTTGCTAATGTACTGCTTTTCGTTTATGCCATTTGGGATCTGATGATCTACCGTATTCCACGGGTCAATTATCAAACAGTTAACGCCCTTTTGAACTACCAACTGTTTGCCAATGTCTAGTATATTTTCAAGCCCAAAGTCGTCATTGTCGGGCATGATAAAAAATATGCGTTCATTAAGCCATGCCACTGTATCCAGTAGTTCCGTTTCCGTCATTCTGCCATGCCCGAAAAAAGCCTTTTCGTTTAACATACGGGCAAGCCTTTGTAGGTGTAATTGTGGGGGGTGTTCGGGTGAATATACGGCAAACTTCCAATTGCTATACTCCATTAGCCTACATACTATTTGGTCTAAAAAGGTACTTTTACCGTGTGAGGGTATTCCTGTAACCATGTACAACATCGGAACCCATCTAATGAACTTGTCTAGTGTCGGGAAGTTAACCCCGTTGCCGCTGTCAAAGCCGTTGCGATAAATATCCAATAATTGGTCTTTAAAATTGTTGACCGTTTGCGCCCCCTCAATTGGATATGGCTTTGCGTTTGTTATAGCGTTTCTAAGGAACTCAATTCCCTCTACCTTACCTAGTGTGGTTAATACCTCGTTAGCGTCTTTAAAGTCGCCCAAATCAATTATAAAACACTTTTCACGCCCTACCCTTCGGCTCAATTCTTTTTGAAGGTGTTGCCCTGCTGGGTCGTTGTCAATGCTTAGGTAAATGTCCTTTACCCCTAACAACACATCAATGTCGTTGTCTATGTACTCAAATTTAGTATCGGAGTATTCAGCGTTGGGGGGTAGTGCTCCATCGGGTACGGATATGCCGTAATTAAACCCTGCTTCCTCCCAACTAAGCGCATCCCATTCACCCTCGCAAATAATAGCCGTATCCTTTACATCGTCAATTTTGTAAAAGTGTTTTGAGCCGCCCTTTACTTGGGTGAACTTTTTATTTGCGGTTCTAAATTTAGTGTTCGTGTGTTGACCGCCTTTGAAGTAATTGAACCAAATGCAGTTCATTTCTTTTTGCTCACTTGGTATGTACCGTAAACCCTCGGTTATCTTGTTACGTTTGATGGTGGTGGTGCTTATGTGGCGACTCTGAAAATAAGCAAACATCTTTTCGCTTAACTCGGTAGTGTTTAGCTTAGGCATTTCCACCACTACCACCTCTTTAGGTTGGAACTTGTTTTTTGTGCCGCCAGTACCGCAATGATGGCACTTGTACAATCCACGGTCTAAATCCACGCTTAAACACTTATCCGTCTTTTTCTTACGGGTGTGGCTGCATTCGGGGCAAGTAGTTTGTATAGTGCCTGTGGTGCGGTTTCCTAACTTAATATCCTTCCATTCCATGTTATCCTAATTTGCTTACGTCAAATCCGTAGTGGTTCAATATTGGTTTCTTTTCGGTTGTGGTTTCAATATCCACTGTAAACGGGTTTGCGGATTCAACTACAATCATGCGCTTTATGCTTTCAATAACTTGTGTTGAGCCTTTGCACTTTGCTATTAATGTTTTAAGGGCTTGTGCTTCGCTTATGTCGCTGGTAAATTGTTTGTTGTGCGCTTTGTAACGAACCGCTATCCATGTGTCCCATAATTCGGCTATCTCGTTTAACGTGGCTTTACCGTTTGGGTGCTTTAATATTTTTTCGGTAAAGTCAGGCATAAAAGGTATATCCCATTCCCTTTTTAAATTTGACTTTTCAAAAATAGGGTGCGCTTTTTCTCTTTCTAGTTTGTTGTTTGTTGTTTGTTGTTTATATAATGTATCACTTAGTGTTGCAGTTAGTTCATCACTTACTACATCACCTAGTGTGTTAGTTAGTGTGTTAGTTAGTTCATCACTTACTATGTCATTTTGTGATATACTAATTATGGTAGCTTGATGATGGTTTGGGCTTTTCCTTACCACGGAAATAAAACCGTGCAATACCAATTTATCAAATGCCTTTTTGTAGGTGTTGTAATGCGATATGCTCAATACTTCCATAGCGGTACTAGCTGCAAACGAAAACTTGCTTTTCCAGCCGTTACGGTTAGCGCAGTCCATTACCCAAAAGTATAAAGCGTGGTCAGTAGTATTAAATACTTCGGGGTTATTAAAGGCAAAATTAAACCATGCCTTTGTTAGCGTGTAGCCGTTAAGTTTTTCACTAGCCATATAAAATAAAAATACCCTTGCGCTTTCGGATACTGCCATATCCTACGGCTACAAGGGTATATAAAAATGTCTTAGATACTTCGGTTGCGTTTTGGCAGTCGTCAACCTTAGTTTATTATCGTACCGCTAAATTACACTTTACTTTTCACTTGTGCAAGTTTTTCGGTTAATTTGTTGCTTTGCTATGTAGCTTCCAACACGCCAGCCAATAGCACATAAGCCAATTATTGCCAGCGCAATTAAATACTTCATGCTATTTGTTTTTACGGTGAATAATTCCAGCGGTGTCAATGTCAATTCCACGTGTGGAAATTACAAAGTCCGCATCTTGTTTGAGATAGATAGTGTCGCCTTTGATGGTGAACATATCCGTTACTTGTGTTGGTATTGTTTCGGGGCAAATGTGACGTTTAGTATATAAATATACACCAATAAATAATACCATTAAATAACATACACTAAATCCTAAAAATTTACCCATAACTCAATCGTTTATACGGTTATCGAATTTACTTCTGCGCAACTCAAAGAACCCATCAAGTGATGGAAGGTCTTTTATCGCTTGTCTTGCAAACATCGGGGTAACATTGTTGTTAATTTTGAATTTGCCGCCATTTTCGGCAACGCTGGTGAAGTATCTTACTACTTCAAGGATTGCCTTAGCCGAATAGCGTTTAAAGCCTTTAGAGTGCATTTCTATCGCTATTTTTAAAAAGCGAGGGTAAACAGTGGGGTTTTGCTCGTGATATTCTTGGAAGTTCATGGTTTAAAGTTTTGGTTAGTGCCAGCACATAGCCAGCTAAAGAATTTTGGGTTGTGGTTTAGGTTTTCGATTTCATTCATTGCGCTACGCTTATTGCCAAAAGGTGGTAACACTATTTTCGGTTTTACCCTCAACTCAATTACGGGTGCGTTATGGCATACAATACACTTGTGCGACCTTATTACTCCATTCGCTTTGAAATAGTATTGACCACGTTTTTTATCTTCGTTGCATTGTAAGCACTTGATAATTTTGGGGTATCGCTTTATGCGTTGCGTTCTAATCGTTGCGGCTTTCATTCTTATACACTCTCCTACTTTCTATTTTGTCAATTAACGCCTGTCTTTGTTCTTTAGTCGGGTTCATTGGATGGCCTTTTGGAAATGTGCGAGTTTTGACTATTTCCAGTAAAACTTGTTTCCTTTCGGGTTTCGGTTCTTTAGCCTTTGCCCTGCTTTCGTACAACCTTGATTTTGTGTATAATTTGTAACAACCTTTGCAGATATACCTAGTTATTATTCCGTTGTTTTTGTAATAAAAGTTATCGGGGTTTTTGGCAAAAGGCAATTTACATTTATTGCACAAACACGTTTGACCTTCGGGTATTAACCTTTGCAAGTGTTTAGCCATGATTGATTTTCCTTTGCGGTACGTAATCGGGTGTACCGTATATCGGCTTAACTTTTGGCAATACCGTTTTATCTGCAATTTTAGGGCTTAATGGATGTCCGTTGGGTATCACTTTAGCCGTTGCCCTGTTGCGTTCCCTAATGGCTTCTAAATTGGCTCGTTGCCGTGCTGCCTTTTCGCTTATGTCTTTGCAGCGTTTAGCGTTGTATTCTTGTTTCTGTTCGGGTGTCATTAGTCGATGGTTAGTTGAATGTTAGTTAATTGTTTTGGAGTAAATAGTTTGGGGTGCGCCTGTACGTGTTCTTTAAAACGCTTAATTGCGGCTTCGTAATAATCCTTATCAAGTTCGCAACCTACAAAGTCAAACCCCAACTCCCAGCACGCTATCATGATACTTCCGCTGCCTACGTGGGTGTCTAGTATGGTGTCGCCCTCTTTGGCATAGTTTTGGAGTAGCCATTTGTAAAGCGCAACTGGTTTTTGAGTGGGGTGGATGCGTTCGGTAAGGTTTGGGTTTTTATCAAACTTTTTTGCTGTTGATTTAAAAGATGTGTAAGCCATTTCGAATTGTGCAAACGATACTTTTTTATTAAATCCCTTATCCCACAATAGCCAGCAACTTGAATTTCTTGCCATATTTTCAATAAAATGATTTGCACCCCAAACAATTTGATTTTTCGAAATATTAAATAGCTGATTAAAATATAATATAGAGGGGGGTATTTTATCCCAGGTTTCGGGTTTATAATTTGATGGCTTATCTCCTTTTCTCCTACCCATATTATGATTCACCCCAATCCCGTAAGGCGGGTCCACAATAGCCAACTCAAAGTGTTTATCTGAATATCGTGCCATCAAGCACATGTTATCCTCGCAAGTAAATTCTATCCGTGGATTTTCGCTTAATATCATAAAACAGCGTTTATAGAGTTAGCGGCATCAATAACTAGCCACAGTATAACTATGGCTAGTATTATTTTTACAAGTCGTTTCATTGCTGGCTAGGTTTTGAGAAAATCATTAAACAATCGCCTGTTATTACGTAGTGTAGCGTACAATCTGGCATATTGTGTAACTCATGTAAAAGTTCGTAATTGCTTTTCTGAACGTGGTTAATTGAGCCAAACATATTGTCGTAATCAAGCAATATGCTATACAATTCTGATGGTGTTGCTGTTTTCATTTTTGGTTTGTTTATTGGTAACTGAATAACTATTTGACAAAGCTAAGGTAAAAAACAATACAAAGTATCATTTCCTAAAAGTTTTTTAAAATTATTTTTATCGGGCTATTCGATAAAAGATAAAACCCTTTGCCATTGCTTCGTTTGGGTGCGTTTCGGCTCGCATATTGCAATTATGACAACTTGCTTTGAAGTATTTAGTATTACTTAATAGTTCACCAACTCGCCCGATTGAGTGGTGCAATTCCGTTGCCACGCCAGTACACCCTGTTAATTGCCCTTCGCACGTTGGATTGGCTGCTAGGTAGTCATTGCGTAGCTTAGTATATTCACGTTCCTGTTTTGCCCGTTTAGCTGAACGTGCTTTAATCGGTTTGGGTTTTGCTTTGGCTTTTGGTTCGGGCTTTGGTACTGGTCGGAACTCTCTCATAACAGGCTTTCAATATCCGTAAAAAATTGGCTTTTGTTCAGCACCGTGTAGCGTAGCACCTTCCAGCCTAGTAATTGCGCTGCATTATATTTCTCACAATCGTTTGTAAAGCCTGTTACACTTGTATGTCTTGATTTGGTTGCGATTATGCCTTCAAATTCGATAAGCACGTTTAAGCTAGGTATTGCTATGTCTGCACGCCATTTACGAGTAGGGTGAAAGGTTGACTCTAAAACGTAGTCAACTGATTTAGACTTTAGCCATAAGCAATAGAGTGCTATTTGTGGGCTTTGTTTCATACTTTAAAGATACTAAAAAAGCCCCACACGTTAATGTAGGGCTTTTTGTTATTCGGGTTTATATTTGAGTAAAATATCCCTTATTTCACTTCTGTTATACCTGCGTTGTAAACCTAACCCATCTGTTATTTCTTGTGCTACAGTAAGCGCACACATATCACCAGTTCCGTCAAGGTACGCATTAATATAACCTTGTAGGCTAATAGCTAATTTTTTGTGCCCAATAAGGGCTAAAATTTCATCAGTTGCTTGTTTTTTCATGTCGTTTAGTTTTTGTCTTTAAAAATAGGTTCGTTAGGGTCGTGCACGTAAATATCCCACTCGGTTGCAGCGTGCTGCTGGATAGCGTTTTTAATGGTGTTAAATTCCTCTTTGCTTATTCCTTTGGGGCTGTTAGATAGGCTTATACGGGCTTTTAGCGTGGTATCTAGTACCGGGTTGTATTCCTCACGAAACATAAACAGGGTTTCTAGTAACGTGCGTAATTCTTGAACGCTTACCGCAATACCTTTGTTTGCAAATCCTGACTGTAAATCCGAAATTACAACGCCAAAAAAGTATTTTCGTTGCTGGTGGCTAATGTTGTCCGTAACGGGTTCAATGGCTACCGTGTATAAACCATCTTTTAAGGCTTTTACTTGGCGGTCTAGGGCTACCCTGTTTAATTGGATAGCCCCGTTAACCACCTCGCACGGTATTTTAATACTTTTCATTGGAACTGTTGCCCTTTGCTACGCTTGTCGTATTCGTCTATGTACTTAAACGCTTCCGCTTGCGCTTCACGTTCCGCATCGGTTAGCGGTTCTACACGCTTTACTCTAAACGCTATGCTGTCTTGTGAATGCTTTGGCTCTTTATAGTCGGGCGGTAGGTTGCTGTCTTGGTGCTGGCTTATCATGTTTTAGGTTTATTTGGCGGTTAGTAAATTCTTGTTCTTGTGAACGGGCTTTGTCAATCATCGCCCGTTCTTGTTGGATTTCGTATAGTTCTTTGCTCATGCTGACTGTTTTTTACACGCTTCAATAAAACGCTTATCGGCTTTTACCTTTGCGGTTTGTTTGTTGAAGTATGCGGTAACTTGTTCACGACCTTCATAGTCAATTAGCCCTGCAATAGCCGTATCAATAGCATTAGCTAGTTCGTGGCTTTCTGCATCGGGGTCAACCATACCCTCGTAAGGGATAGTAAAGGTTTGCGTTAGTGCGTACTTGTGCGCTACTGCCATTGCTTTGTTGCTGGCTTTATCGCCGCTGTCCATACCTTCGCCACGGGCTTGTGTGCTTACGTTGCTACCGTCTTTGGCGTAAAACGTAAATTCCACGTCAATGATTGAGTAAATAACCTTACCACCGTTTTTGGTTTCCTTTTCCTCACGGATAGCGTTGATAATCTTACTAGTGGTAAATACTTCATGCTTAGCTAGTAACGGGTGTAGTGCGTTGTAAACGGCATCTACGCCCCGAAACATAAAGCCCTGCCCTGCGTTCTTTTGGTTCTTGCCGATAGGGTTAATGTCTTGCTGAATGGCTGCCAGCTTTTCAAATATCAAACTCATGTTTGGTTGTTTAGTGGTTAAATTATCTTGTTCCATCTTTATGACCGTCTTTGTATCTTAGGCTGCCGTACTCAATAATCAAATCGGCTAAGGCTACTTTGTCTAGGTTGTCTGAATATATCAACTTAGATATTTCGCTAAATTTGTCGGTTGCTAGTTTAAAATAGGGGGTTTCGTTTTCCATTGTGGTTTGGTTTACTGGTTAAGTGTGAAACAAAGATAAGGCAAAAAACAATACAAAGTATGTATTTCCAAAAATAATTTTAAACTATTTTTAGAAGGGCAATTTGTCGTCAAAATCTCCTGCTGGCGCATCGTAACTCGCTGCCGTGTCATTGGTTTGCTGACTGCCCTCAATACGCCATGCGTCAAGGTTTGTAAAGTAGCTTACTTTGCCTTCCTTTTCCCATTTGTTACCACGAATGTTAAAATGTACCGTAACCGTGTCCGCTGTCTTGTAACGGTTCAGCACATCGCATTTATCGTTAGTGGTTTGAAACTTTACGTAGTCGGTAACGCTGCGGTCCCCAACTTGCTTAACGGTTTCGAGCACAAACTCACGGCTCTTAAATTTCTCTGTCTTTTGTTGGGTGGCGAATATCTCAAAGAGTTTACCCGTTAGTTCAAAATTCATATTAATATTGGGTTTTTACAAGTAAATAAATAGCAAAAAGAATAAACAGATAAAACAAGCCTAAGGCTAAATCCATCGCTTTAAAAGGTCGTTTGAACATGGTTAGTTTTTTAGTAGTTCGGGGTTATCGAATATGTTGCCTAATACTTCAGAGTTAGTTAAATAGTCGTTGCTAATTGCAAAGTCGTAATCTTCGCCCTCGTATTCAATTTCCCAATTTATCGGTGAATAAGCATTAGGCATATACGTTAGTGCAAAACCACCGTTAATGTAAACTACTTGCAGGATTGTGTTAGTTGGGATATACTTTATTATACTACCCTCCCAAATTCTAACCCCGTTCTTATCGGTTAAGCCTGTGAATTCGCAAACGGTTTCGGGGTCTACTGTTACATCGTTTGTGTAATCGAATATGTCCCAGCCGTTTTTTTCGGTTTCTTTTGCGTAGGATTCATTATCAAAAGTGTGAATTTCACAAATACCGCCCGTTTGCTTTAGGCTACCTTCAACCCATTGGCTTTCTCCTAGCCTTTTGGCTTTAAAAATTATTTCACGCATTTCAAACAAAATTGTGCAAGCCTGTAAACACTTGCTGGTTCGTAATAGATAGTTAGTTTCGGTCTTCCTGCACCCCGTTTCGTTTCAGTTGGTACTTTCTCCGATGTGGTGGTAATCTCGAAGCCGTTGCGTTGCGCCCAACACTTTGTTTCAATAAAGTTATCTACGGTGTTCTTTTTGCCTGTTAGCCTTGCCCACAATTCAACCGCTTCACTAACGGTTATCTTTTCGCCTGTGGCGTGGTAATCACCATGCAAACCTATCAATTCAATCTGAAGGTCTGTATAATTACAAGCCATTGCATTAGCTATCCATGCAAAACCCGTTTCGGGGTCTTTGTCCTTTAAAAAATTGGCTCTTATTAGTGCCTTGTGTATTTGTGTTTCTATGCTCATTCTTTTAGGGTTATTTGTTAAAATTATACCGCTGCCAGCAAAACGGTTTCAAAATATTGCACAAATTGATACCTCACTGACAGCGGCTTTTGTTTACCCGTGAGGACGCTCTGCCCGAACTAGCTTAAATAAATAAGCTGCCCCCACGGGATTACTTTAATTAATAAGTAGCATTATACTCATCCAATGCTTTAAAAACATTGATAAAATAATTCTTGTCATTCTGATTGGTAAAGGTCATTTCAAAAGTCGTATAGTCTCTTGCATTTTGGAAGCGAATGGCCTTCATAGGTTTGCAAAGTTCTTTCCTAAACTTAGCATACAAATCAAACCCAATATCACCTTTACAATTAAAGGCTCTCCAAGATGTCATACTAAATTTGCTACCATCCTCAAAAATGATAAAAACCTTATCGTTTTCAAAGCAATCACCGATGGTTGAAACTCCGCCCATAGTTGAGTAAGCCCATTTGCTGCCTTCTTTTCTTAAAACAGGGTAAAGAGTGAAACCTTTTTTACCATCTTCAGATACCAACAAGGTTGGCTCTACTTCTAGGTATTCTTTACCTGTAAACTCATCTTTTTCGTAGATTAGTTTAATTGGATTTTCTGATTGCGCAAAGGTGAAAAGTGATACCAATACCATTGCTAAGGTTAATAAATTCTTCATAATAATATTGTTCAGAAACCTGTTCCCGTTTTGGTTAGTTTAAAAATTTACCCGTAAGCAATACGCCCACGGCTATATTGGCTTTATTATAAGGGGTAATGGCTTAAATTTATATGCCAAATGGCAAGCAATTTTGTAACCATTACCCCCGTATCTTGAAAGAACTGTTAGGCTTGCCATTGAATATCAATGCCGCATATTCCGTAACGGTAAACGATTACGTTTAATATCCTTGCGTGCATTTCCGCTTGGGTTTCGGTGTCTGACATTTGGTAAAACATGCCTACTGACTCTCCGTTTACTTTTACTAGTGCTTTCATTGTGGTTTGGTTTAGTGGTTAAGTATAAAACAAAGATACACCTTTAGATAATAGCTAGTATAATTTTACTAAACTATTTTTAGAGTATTTACGGGTGTTTAGCTAAATAGTTGATTATCAATGCCTTTAATTTACGGTTAGGCATAAAAAAAGGGGTCGAGCAAAGTCAGAAACACGTGTGCCCAATATGCCCTCTTTTATCGACGCAAACAACCTACAACCGTTTATTGATGCGGATTTGAGGGTTGGGCTCAAACAGATAGATTATGCCGAAAAAAACGGGCAAGTAAATAGTGGATACGATGCGTTTATATTGCCTCTGTTATGTAGACCAGATAATCCTCAACCTAAAACAGAGCAGTTGTCCATATTTAATTCCAATTTAAAAACCGATCTAGATTTTAACCCTAAAGAAGATAAATAAATTATTTAGAGGCAATTCGCAAAAGGTTATTATACTCCTCCGAGTAATTGGAAACTTTTTCTATTTTCATAACCTCTGTTTTTAGGTCATCTATCTTATCTTCTACTCCATTAAACCCATCTTTAGCTGCGGTTTGTAGTGTTTGTACTCTATTGTCTAGGATTTCCACTTGCTGCTTAAGGTTCTCAAAGTTACTATCGACAGTTTTAAAAGACTCTACACTATGTTTCCCGATAGTTAATACCAATCCTCTTATGTCATTAACTAAATCTTCCAATGACTTAATTCTAGTTTCTAAAGAAGAGCTATTATTTTCCATAGGTGTTTCTCTTGTGGTGTATTTGCAAAGATAGAAGTATTTACATTAAGAAGTCAAATATCATTCCATTTAGCCTAAACAAGCATATGGTTACCAAATAATTTTATCGTTATTTACACCTACAACTGAATAAACCAATTTATATGTCAAATCAACCACTAGATACCCAACAGCTAATTCAGCACTTATTTGACAGCTCTGTTAGGATAGAAGCCATGCTAAAGACTTCAATGGATATGCATTCAGAAATACTAGCAAAGCTAAATGACAAAAGCGTAGAATATGTTACGGGTAACGCTATAAAGCGAACCAATGAATATGTAATAGCAATAAAGAAAACACTGGGAACTGCAAAATAAGTTAACCTATAGTTCCTTTGTTAATTATATCAATCAGGTGTTCACTCCCAAGTTTATTATCTATTTCAATCCGTTTCGGTAAACGGTTATTACACAACCATACTACGTTGTAAAAAAAGTTTTTTATTGTTTTCATTTTTCCTCCTTATTTTTATCTAGTGTAAACAGGTATATAGTTACCATAAAAAAGGGGGTGCGAACCACCACACCCCCACACTAACCAATAAACAACCAACTAAATGAACGGTAAATAGGGCTTGATGTTTCGCCAAAACCTCGCAACTAAATAAATGCAAGTAACGATTATGGCAATCCACCACCACCGCTTTAAAGTTAGCAAAACTTTTGAATAAAACCGTTCCCATTTGGAAATAATTATTTCGGGGCACGGTATTTTTACACTAATGAACGTAGTGTCTGTCGGGCATTCAATACTAACGCTGTAAGGCACGTAAATACTGTCTACCTTACCACGTGTTATGCGCCACTTAATAACCTCGTTAGGTTGGCTGTAAATAGTGTCTACGTCAAACCGCCATTGTACTAACGTGTCCGTCTTGTAACCGCCTGTTATTATCGTATCTCGAAATATAACCGTGTCACGTGTGCCTATGTCGTATTTATCGGCTAACCGTTCCTGTCGGGCTTGTAGCTTTTGGATTTTCTTTATGGCTCTAGCCTTTGGCATATCCATTACAGCGCATCCGCTAAATAAGAATAGTAGTATTAGGTATCTCATAACGCTAAGTTAGTGAAGGTGTAAATAAAGGTGTAAATAAAGGTGTAAATAATACCCTAAGTTAGTGTATAATCGGTTATTAATGGCAAGCCGTTACGGTTGGAAATGATAATAAAGCCAGCCGTACCGCTAAAACCTAAATCGTCTGAATAGGCATTGCCAGTAAACACGCTAGGAACTGTTATTTTGCGGTATTTTGAACTGTCGCACCCTGTTATCCTACTATGCAAATGCCCTGCCAAAACTAGGTTAAACATATCTTGTTTGCCGTGGTTGAATACTAGCGTGCCTATCTTGCTATCTTTAGAATGTCCTTTGTCGCCATGTACCAAAATGTAGTTGATACCGTCAATGACTTGTGCGTTCAAACTATGATTATAGGTAAATTTGATAGATTTTAGCGACTCTGATAGCATGAAGTTGATTAACTCGGCTATCTCTCCATTTGTTTCTTCTTTGTTGCTTGCTGTCGGTCTGTCGTGGTTGCCGCCTACGCTGTTTACTTGGCTTAGATTATGTATTGAGCACAAGAATTCAAGTAGCATTTTATAGGCTTCGATAACAACCGTTACCCCGTACATTTTAGACTGCATAGACTTCCAGCTATTCGGGTGGTTTAAGCCTGTGAAACTTTCTATCAAGTCGCCTAAAATATTAATGTGTACCTCCTTTGCGCCTTGCTGGTTGATTATTTCGGCTATCTCTTTAAGTTTGGCTTTGCACACCTCATTGTTGTAGTCTTGTGTTGCTCTTAACCCTTCAACTTGGGCCCCGATGTGTAAATCGGTTATGGTAGCCGCTATGCAATCTATCTTGTAAGGTTCGGGTATTCGGCTAATCCTGTATTTTTCGATTATCGGTAAATGGTCAAGTAGTGCTGCTTTTAGTTCGTCTCCAAAAAACTTTGACTTTGCCCCTTTTTCAATTTCAGCCTTATACGCCTTTAAGACTTCCTTTTCGTGTTGCTCTTGCAGTACGTGCCCTGTATCTTCAAGTTTAAGACGTATTTTAGCCGCTACCATACCCTCACGTTCACCTAGTGGCGTATTGTCCCATGTGTACGGGCTAAATACGTTAGAGTCTTTATAAAGCTGTAATCTTGTTTTAATGCTGTGGAACTCCCACGGCTTTAAATTATGCTTGTGGCATATCCTACGGGGGGTGTAATTGCGCCCTTTGTTTGAGTATTCAAAGAATAGCTGGTCTATAAATTCAACCGCTAGGTTAATTACCCCGTGCTTAGTTTGCCAAATGTACTTGCCGTTTTTTACTTCCCATGTTTCACCGCCTTCAACTTCGACTTGCACGGTCTGTTTGTCACGTTCCCGATAATACACCATTTTTACGTACTTATCCGTAGAACCTACTACGTCGGCTATAATGCTAAATTCAGGTGCTTTCGGGGCTTCGTATTTACTTAATTCAGCCCGTATCTTATCGGTTACGTTTTGCTTTTCAAATGCAAATTCCATCGGTTAGTGGTTTAAAATGAAAATAGCCTACAAATGTAAGCCATCACGCAATTCCTTTGCTTTGTCAAGATACCAGCGTTCTTTGGCTAGGTCGTCTGCAATGCTTTCGCCTTGTTTCTTACCCATTCTCATACGGTATTTAAATGCGTTGCACTCGCAATATGTGGCTACCTTTTCAGCACCGTAAATAGCTACCATCATTTCGATAGTTTCCTTAGAATAGCCTTTATAGTGGTTTGGATTAACTTTATCGCTGCCAATACTAGAAAGATGGTTATCACTCATAAGTCATTGTATGTAATGAAAACCTTTTGCCCTGCGGTAAGCGCTGCTGCAATTGGTGGGTAAATCTTTTTGTAAGCTGCTACGCTTTGCGCGATTGTTTTGCCTACCTTAGTTAAGCCTACCAATAAGCAACCCATCGTGTCCCCTTCATGGTTGCCCACGTGGATAAGGATAAATTGGAAGTTCGGCACACCCGTAACGTGTAGCATACCTTTGTGAATATCTGCAAACCGTTTGGCGTAGTTCATATGAAAACCGCCCTCACGCCTTAATACGACTTCATAACGCCCTGCTGGTATTCTTGTATCACCTTTTACCTTTACTTCACGGTGCTCATCTTCTAGGGTGTAGCATTGGTAAATGTCGTTAATATAGAACCTACCAATGGTTTCGTTTTCTAGGTGGGCATATCGGTCTACTCTTAGTTCCATGCTGCTAAGATAAGTATTAATGCTTAAACAAAAAAAGGTCTGTCGGTTTTTCCGACTACCCATACTTATTCCTCAATATTGTGCAAGTCTTTTTTTGCTCGTTTCTCGTTGTACTCCATTAGCTTTAAACGTAGCGTAATACCGCCAATCATTACGCCAATAACCAACGCCACAAACTGAAGTATGGGGGTAAGCGTGTCCAGAAACGGTTGTAAAAACGCCCAAAAGCTAGTTACAAAACCCAACGTCGGATGCTTGCGTAAAAAATCTTCCACTCTATTCATGTTTGCGCCCCCCAAAGGCTTATTAGTTAAATTTTATTTTTACTCTCAATATACTTTGCTGCGTTCTTTCCCCCGTAGGCAAAAATCCATAAACCAAATACCAATGTTACATAGTCGTATCCTATGGTGGTGCTGCTTAATACGGTGGCAATATCACAAGCTGGCACACTTATGCACTTCCACGCCAACACAAACATAATACTTGAACCGCTTATCGTTACCCATGAAGCTACCAACACGTTAATAAAACTCATTAACCGTGTCATGCTGTAATTATTCGGGCTTTCTTGAAAAAATCCTGTTTTCATATATTATTCTTTAGGTTCAATTAATCCGTTCACGTATTTATACTTGTTAGCGGTATCGCCACAATCAATAAAGTCATTG